ACCGGTAAGAGATTGGGGTAACGGTTCGGATGGTTCGGATATTGTAGAAGCAAATCAACAGTTAGATCTTGCCTTAACAGAATTAGCACTCGGTCTTCGATTCGGGGCGGTAGGCATTCGTTACGCCACCGGCGTGGATGATGATGAGTTGGTGTCGGTGTCACCGGATAAAATGCTTATGCTCCCGGAAGGAGCATCTCTCGGAAGTGTGGGGCCAACAACTTCCCTTATTGATCTTATTGAAGCGGCAAAATGGATGGTTTCCCAAGCATTACACAACAATTCATTAAGAATTAAGTGGGCTGATGAAAAAGGGAACTCTCCATCCGGTGAAAGTTTGCGTGTTCAAGAGATATCCACATTGGAAGCCCGCGAACAGATGGCTGAAATGGTATGGCGACCTTTTGAACAGGAACGATTTAATATAGATAGGCGGGTTCTTGAAACCAGGGCGGGCATATCCATATCAGAAGATTTCTCAGTTGATTTTGTAGAGCCGGATATATACTTCTCGCCCCAAGAAAAGCGTGAAGAATGGAAATTTCGATGGGAGAATGGTCTTGCCACCAAAAAAGATTGGTTCAAATCCACCTTTGGGGAAGATTTTCCCGATGAAGAGATTGAACGGATAATTTCTGAAGCATCTGAGTCTTCTTCAGCGGAAACAGAACCTACCAATCCTTTACTTCAACGCTTATCCGCGCCTGTAAGTGGCTAAGATTGAAGATATCGTTCTCAATGCTTCTGAGAACTATGCCAAAGCCATCGGTATTAGTGTTGACCAACTGATTGACCATGTATTAGACCTATACAGACTCGGATATTCTAAAGATGAAGTCTTTGAGATTCTATCTCAAATTGATATACAAGATACATTTTTTAAGACTGCAAAGGTGGGTGCGGCGGTTGATGAATTAATGGGAAGTTATGGGTCAATTTTAGGCTCAATGGAGATGACCGGTACTGTGACTGCTCAATTTCTTGATGCATTTACACGAGCCGAATCAGCATCTTGGATTGCCTATGCAAACGGTCAAGCCCATGATATACGTCGAAGACTGATGATACATGTAATGACCGGCTCTACGCGGAAACAGATGGCATATGATCTATTACGAAGTGGCGTTTTCACCGATCGTGAGATTAGAGCGCATATTAATACATCTTTAATGAACTTTTCCCGTTCTGTCAGAAGTAAAATGAGCGAATCTCACTCTCCGGATCGATTATACTATTATTTAGGCCCAATGGACGAAAAAACACGTCCCATCTGTCTTGAAATGCTTTCAGAAGGCGCAATTCCCCTGTCTGAAGTGGAATCACGATATCCCGGCGCAATGAAAGATGGGGCCGGGTGGAATTGTAGACATCAATGGACTGCATCGACAGATATTACAAAGACCGAGAGTAAGCAAAATGCCGCTGTTAACAGAATTGCATTCTTAAAACGGAAGAAAAAATGGCCAAGCAAGGTACAAACTCTTCAACAATACTTAGAAGCAAGGGGTGATTGATGTTTACAATAAAAATTAATGGCGTAACCATCGATACAGACAAATTATTTGATTTTGGTCGCGTAGAAATGGATGATATCGGCCATAAAACGGTAGAACGGTACAGAAAACATGTACAATTGGGTGGAAAAGACGTATTTAATCAGAAATTTGTGAAATATACAGATCGATACGCAAAAGAGAAGTTGGCCGGTATGTATCCGGATCAAGTATCGGAATGGCAGAAGAAAACACCCAATTTATCACTTACAGGCAGAATGATGATGGACTTGCAAGTGATCAAGGCAGACGACAGGACGATTGAAATTGGATGGCCGACTCCCATACAGGCTCAGAAGGTAAAATATAACGAAGCACCCCACGGAAATAAGTCTAAAGGGCGCGTAATTACCCACCCACGTCAACCATTACCGGTAGGTATATGGAAGTATGTAATTAATCGCATAACAAACAAATTGGCTTCTAACTTAAAGAAAGCCGTCATTTCGGTGAAATGATCACCACTAATTCTTGAGGTAAAAATGTCAGAATTAACGGGAGTCACAGACTCCGGGGATAACCCCACGAACGTCAGCGATGGCGTTGGCCAACAGGCCGAAGAATCCACCAACACCAAGCCCGATGTCGGTAATGTGATTTATGAAGCGAAGAAGCTTCGCAGTAGGGCGCAGACAGCAGAATCGGAGAGAGATCAGTTTAAGACTGAACTTGAACAACTCCGCGAAGCGCAACTTGTCGAGCAAGAAAACTTTAAACAGCTTGCCGATGAACGCGGGGCAAAATTGAAAGATTTAGAATCCCAGGTTAACGATAAAGCCAAAGTGGTGGAATCGTTCATGGACAACCTTCGATCTCAACTGTCAGATGAGGATCGAGAACTTGCATCGGATATTCAAGATCCGGTGAAATTACAAAAGTTCGTCGATCGATTTGGTAAAAACTCTAAACTTAACATCGGGACAGAAGATGCTCGACCCGGTGCTTTTGCCAAGTTCGAAAAGGACGTTTGGGATATGACTCCCGAAGAACGTAAAGGTAATTGGAACGAGTATTTGAGGTCTTTGGTGAGAAGGGACTAATAATCAAATGGCAACTGTAACGCCAACAACCGCTACTATCGTGGCGCATTCATAAGCAATTATGGATTGAACATTGGGAAATTAAGCGGGAAAGCTAAGTTACTTCCGGTAGTAATACGCTAACCCGAACCGAAGGATCAGCCTAACAACTGAGCCAGGGGCAGAGCATAGAAGGTGAAACTATAAACAGAATATAAACCTTCCACGAGTTCCCAACATCTCTTCGAGATGAAAAGATATGCCGATACTCTTTGGAAACGGGGAGAGATAAGATAAAAAACTTATCATCAACATTTGGCGGTATATATACCGGAAATTTGGTCAGCGGGTGTTAAAAACTACATGGAGCGTAAGCTTGTCCTCGAAGGACTTGTTGACACTTCATTAACCGGTCTTGTTCAAGGCCGTGGGGACGTGTTCCACATCCCAAAATATGCTGAAGATTCAGCAGTAACTAAAACTGCGGGGACTGCATTAACAGCCTCCGCTTCAACCCATACAGAATCAACCTTAACGATTGATCAGCACAAAGCTGTATATAAGATCGTTGATGACATCGCTAAAATCCAGGCTAACCCCGGTTTGCTTGAGAAAGAAGTTGAAGGTATGGGCTACGCGCTTGCAAAAGCGGCTGATGCTTTCATCGTCACTAAATTAGACGGTGGTGCATCCGGTAACGACATTGATCTATCTTCTGATAATACAATGTCTGCCGCCAACTTGCGTACAGCGATCACCACACTTCGCAATGCAGACGTTTCACCCGAAGACGGTGACGTGGCACTTGTTGTGAATGCGGATGTGTACGGATCATTGTTTGCTATCAGCGACTTTGTAGATGCAAGCAAATTTGGCTCCGGCGCACCGGCTCATTCCGGAAATTTCGGGATGATATATGGAATTCCGGTCTGGTCAAGTACCGCTGTTAGTAATGCGACAGCCGATGGCTCGAATGTCGGGTACATGTTTCACAAATCTGCGGTGGCTTTTGCTCGTCAGAGCGGCCCTCGTGTGATGAGCGCACCAAGTCTTGCGAATATCGGAACTGAAATAGTTTCTGATTTGCTTTATGGCGGCGCAACTGTATTCGATAATCGTATCGTTACATTCACTAATCCTTAATTTTGAGGATTGATCTTAAAAAAGGGGCGGCTTGTCTGCCCCTTTTTTATTTGTAGTCTAAAAGTCTATAGGGTGAAAGGATTATAATTATATGGCCACAGACCTTACCAATGTAGCGATACAAGACGGTTTTTCTAACCTTCTGCACCTCGATGGTGGTGCAACCTCATCCGAAAAGATATTATATGATGGTGACGGTACTGCAACGGTCTTAAAAATCGGTACAGCATCCGCATCAGTCACCTCTACGCCCTCATTGGCCAATCATGTCGCCAATAAAACTTATGTTGATACTCAGATAAGTGGGCTTTCTTCTACTTACCATCCCCTTGGTGGATCCTCATCTCAAGATTTGGTGGCAAGGGATATTACTGTCCATCGCACATTATTAACAAAAGACTCCCAAAATGTCAATATCGGTGATGCCATTATTACGCTCAATGCGGAAGAAACAGGCACACCTACAGAAAATGCGGGATTCGAGGTGGAACGAGGTACGTCCACCAATACGGCAGTTCGATGGAATGAAACTGCTGATCGTTGGGAGTTCACGAATGACGGCAGTACCTATTATAATATTCCAATCTCAACTGAGTACAATAATAATACCTACTCATCATCCGACTTCACCCATGACGACTTAACAGGGTTTGTAGCGAATGAGCATATTGATTGGACTGCTGACCAAGGTTCAACCAATATCCATTCGGGTAACTACACAAATACGACCTATTCAGTCGTATCCACATCCGCAGATGGACTCGCACCAACCTTACCCGCATCACATGGGGGAAAATTCTTACGAGGTGATGCAACGTGGGTAGTGCCACCCGATACTAATACCAATCAATTAACGACATGGAATTTACAAGACGATGATG